GGACTAAGGCTAATCGAATCTTCTACCACGTAGACTTCGAGAGTGAGAAACTGAAACAGGCTTACTTAGAAGCTGAAGCTCAGTTCATTAGGGAAATGGAGAATGAAACTAAGAAGAAAGATTCAGTAGTTCTTATTGCCCGGATGGCAGTAATGAGACATCTTGTTGGACTGAATAAGATTCAACCAACAGTGGACCTAGCTGAAGAGTATTTGTTAGAGAATCCCGGCGGTAAGCTGGTTATCTTTACTCAGCATGATGATGTGCAACAAGCTATCCATGCGTTGTTGAGTAAGACTTGTAAAGACGGAGGTTATGAGGCACCTTTACGCTTTCACAGTGGATTGGGAGCAACAGAAAGGTTTGAAACAGTAGCCAAGTTTACTGACAATCCAGGTATTAAATTCATTGTTGGTTCTACACTGGCAATGGGCACTGGAACAGATAGATTGCAGGAGAAATGTAACGATTGTATCGTTGCAGAAAGACAATGGAATCCTGCAAACGAAGAGCAAGCTGAGAGTAGACTGGTAAGAATTGGACAGATGAAAGACTTCGTTAATGCTACCTATCCAATTGCTTCTGGAACCATTGACGAGTACTTTACTGACATTGTGGAAGTAAAGAGAAGGTCAATGAAAGAAACAATGGATGGTGTGGCTAGTGAGTGGGATGAAACAGGATTGCTCTCTGCCCTTTACGATGCTATTAAGAGTAAAGGTAGAAGTAGATTGGTGAGAGGTTGGTAGGCTTTGAATTAGAAAGGATAATATGGGTAAAGGCGGCATGATGATTCATCCAATGACAGAAGCAGAGATTGACATCTTTACTAAACGAGTAAGGAAACTGTGGGGTGATGCTAGTTTGAACAGTCTAATGACTGCCATTCGTATGGATACCAGGATGAAGCAACAGTTTGAAATACGAATCAAACTACTGGAGGAGATAATTGAAAAGCGAATTGGACATGATAGCAAATCTAAACAGTTTGCTGATTAGAATCATAGGAGTTCATCAGCAAATAATCGAAGGACAGAACAAAGAAGTTCTTGCCTTACTTAGTGCAGACAATAAACAAGATAGAATCAGAATAGTAGAGAAAGGACAAGAGATTTACAGAGAAGGAATCGTAGTTATTGCTGAACTCATGGAGCAATTCAAGTATGAGTTCAAACAATATACAGGAATAGATTTCCACAATGAAATCATACACTGATTGGAGAGGTATGAAGAAACCACCAATACGAATCATTGAGATTCATGTGCATCGTAGCAAAAGGAATAAGAGATTGGGACATGCCGTTGCCATTCTCTTTCCTTGTAACCATAACAAATACTTAGGCTTGACTCTTTACAAAGGTGAAGAAGGAGAGAACGAATACAGAGCTCAGGATTGTAAAGTAATTAAGACAGAGGATTACAGTGTAATGGATAAGGAATACTGTAAGCTTTGTCCTTATGAGAGTGAGATTGAATGGGTTGAAGACTTACATTCAAACACTACACTCGATGATTTTGCTGACGTGCTAGAAGAAATTGACGAATAGGTAAGGAGGGTCCACAAAAAAGGACAGTTGACTTTACAATCAAGGTATGCTAGAATAGGTTCAGGCCGGCGGCTACTCAATTCTGAGAAGGGCCGGCGAGGATAGTGTAAGAGTTACACGGTTGGGTAGCGTGGTGCTAAACAACTATAGTGGAATGGAAAAGGTAAACAAACATGGCAATCGAACTCATCGAACTCGTGAAGAACACCCGTGGCGTTAACAGCCGGAAGATTTCTTACAAGGCAATCGGTAAGTGGGTTACTAAGACAGTAGAGAAGGAATCCACTCCGGTTCTTGATGCGGCTGGCAACAAGACTTACGATGCAGAAGGAAAGGAAGTGCGTCGTAATCTTGGTAAGGACGCAGAAGGCAAACTCATTACTGTTCAGGAAGAGGTTCCTGAGTTTGTTACTGAAGGCGTTCTTGATGCCAATGGTGATGGAATGGCTGACGCCTTGATGGTTGTCAATGGTGATGAGCAGGTTCTTTTGGATTGCTTTGCTGAGGGATTCAATGAGCGTGCTTACAATCTGGAAGCGAACAAGGATGAGCTTGACGATTTCCTTCGTGATATGTCAATGGACGAAGACCAAAAGACAGTGTTCAAGAGGACTGCTCGACAGTTGAATCGTGGCACTGGAGTTTCAATCCTTGATGCAGCGGAACTCATTAAGGGAATGCTTCTCAAGAAGCAAGCGGCACAGGCTGCCAATCAGGCAGCGATGGCAACTGTCTAAGCAATAGATAGACACAAAGAGAGGGTGAACTAATCATTCACTCTCTCTTCTCTTTATCTCTTTCGTTCTACACGCTTAGTCCTACCTCGGTAGAGTAAACAGGCATCCTACTTATAAGAAACGTGTAGCCTTAACTACAAACGTGTAGAGTGGCATTTTAGTGCTAAAGTGTAGCCTAAAGTGGACACACTTGACAAGGTACGCACGCTTATGGTATACTATAAGTAGCTACCTATGAGTAACAACCAAACATCTTTAGTTGTTTATGGAAGCTATACAATAATTTCCACTAGCAACCAAACAGTTGTTACCAATAGCAAGGAGTTACGAAGTGGTAAAGAGTACAGACACCTCTTTAGAAAGACACACTATGTGCCAGTACGTGCATTGCACAAAAGAAATACCAAAAGAAAAGAGGAAAGGATCGAAGTTCTGCTCACCACTTTGCAGATGGAGACATGCGAATCAGTCAAGAGTTTCCTTCTCCGTGCCAAAATCTTTAGTAGAGCAAGCAAAAAAGTTAATCAAGCAGAGTTAGTTGATAACTATTTGTTTACCATACCACGACATAGCAAAGAATATCCAGCTACCATTTATGGTATAGATATTGATTAAGAGACTTGACAAAGAGGAACAAAGTATGCTAAGATGGTTCTTATATGGCAGATGACAAACGAATACTGGCATTAGATTCCCAACTACTAGATGCTATCCAGAAGTGCCCATTTTTCACCTACCTCAACTTCGTTAAAAACTACCGGCCCAACGAAGTAATAGCTCCAATGCAACGTGGTGATTTAGGACACACCATGTTAGAAGTTTACTATAAGTTAATCCAAAAAGGATTTGATTGGGATGAAGCGGTAGAGAAGGCTACTGAAGTAGGAAGAGAGCATTATCAAAAGCTTAGTTTGGATTTACAAACTAGTGAGTGGATTGTTAAAACCTTCCATCAATACGCTGAGTATTACAAACATGACGGCATTAAGATACTCGGAGTAGAGAACTCTTTCTCCTTCGTTATCTATGAGGATGATGAACTTATCATTGTCTATGAAGGCAAAATAGATTTAATCTCAGAGTTTCCTGTTCTTGGTAAGACAGTCATTGACCATAAGTGGAGAGGACAGAAGGTAGATTACATTGGACTAGATAATCAATTGCTTGGCTATGCAGTCAAGGAAGAAGTTAATCTAGTCTATGTTAATGAGGTAGGTCTACAAAAGTCTTATGAACCAGAGAAGAAGTTCAGGAGAGTAGCCATTCCGATCGGAGATGGCGTAAAGGAAAGATGGTTAAAGAATACTATCATGTGGGCAAAGATATTAGACCATAGTATGCAGTCTAATGTATGGCCGCAATCACATTTGAAAGTACCACCAACAGGTGTTACTCAATGCGTCAAGTGTATCTTTAACAAGATTTGCAATAGCGAGAATGATGAAGTAATGGTAAGAAAGATTCAGGATGAATTTCACATTGGCGATCGTTGGTCTGCTCATAAGGATGAGGCATTAGTCAATGCAGATTGATTTAATAACTCGCTTGCATAGTCAAACAAATATATCCAATGGACATTGGCTGTGGAAAAATAAGAATAAGACTCATCCATTGGGTAACAGACCAGGAGTAATTCTTATAGGTAAGAAAATCTATACTGTGAATAGATTAGGATTAAGTATCTATTTGAAGTTAGATTATAATGACCATTCTTGGGAAGCATGTCACATTTGTGAACATAAGAATTGCTGGAATCCATTGCATAATTATCCTGGAACTCATAAGGATAATATGAATGATAGATATAATGTTCCTGTAGTAACTATCATAAGAAAGTGTAGAGCAGGACATGAGCTAACTCCTGATAATATTGTTAATCATGCAAGTAGAATTAGATGTAAAACCTGTAGAATAAAACATCAGAAAGTAGCAGGAGCTAATAGATTAAGGAGAAAATCAAGTGGCTAGATGTACTCACAAGTACAAACTAAAAGATTTAACTAGAGATCCTAGTAAACCACCTTACATGGTTTACATTTGCACTAAACAGACATGCACACATCACATAAGAGTGGAGTTAGTAGATGGCAAACTAGCAGAGTGTAACCGTTGTAATGAACCATTCGTAATGAAGCTCAGTAAGTTAAAGCATGGAGATAGAATTACTGTCCGGCCACACTGTGAGGATTGCACAAAGACACCTGAAAGATTTGCTAAGAAGAAAGAGAAAGTATTAACTGGTATTGATGCACTAATGCAGTCTATATTGCCAAGAGGTTAATGAGTGCCAAACCTGAATAGTGAAACATATGATAGATTCTTTCGTGCTCTTTTCGTTGGTCCAACCGGAAGAGGAAAGACTATTGCAGCTAGTAGCTGGCCGGGTAAGACTCTCATCATTGACTTTGATGGTAGACACCGGCCGGTCATTGATTGGTTTAGTGAAAGGGTAAAGGCTGGAGATTTTGTTGCAGAGATTATTGGACCAGAGAATTTCTGGACTAAGTTCAAACCTCTAGTCAATAGTCTAGTTCAATACAATCCTTATCAGAACATTATTCTGGATGGGATTACCAGCTTAACTACTACTACAGTAGTAATGCAGATGCTTGCTAAAGGTTCATTCTCTAATTGGACTGGTAAGGATTCTCCCGGTAACAAAGTTACTGCCGGTGGAATCATGGTTCCTACTTGGGATGAGTTCAATGGAGAGGCAATGATTATCTCCACTCTTCTTGAGACTTTGAAATCCTTACAGTGTAATCTGTTTGTTACTGCCCATCCGGTTCAACGAACTGCAATTGATAAGAACAAGAAAGGTTCCAGGTATACTTCAATCGTTACCTTTGGTCCTAAGATTGAATCAATTATCCCTACCTACTTCGATGAGGTATGGTACTTCGGTTACAAAGTAGAGAGTGATGATAAGGGAATTGAGTTAATCAAGAGGACTTGTTACACTGGTCCGAGTGAAGATTACATGGAAGCAAAGACAGCTTTGAAAGTACCAAGAGAGATGGACTACACTGATAAGAATCTCTATGACTTGGTAAAAGATTACCTTTAGTCACCCAATTCCGGGGGCAAGGGTAAAGCAAGGTGCCCATTACAAAGAGGCACAAAGTAAAGGTGAATAACATGGCTGACGATAGCATTGTTTGGAACATCTCAGAAGAGGACATCTCAAAGAACCGTCTTGTGGATGCTCCATCGTGGTTGCCCACTGAAATCGTAGACTTTGAGATTATTGATGCAAAGTCTGGCGATTCCAAGAACCTTCATCTTACTCTGCGAGTGTTTGCAGGTGAGTTTAAAGGCTTGGAGAATCCCTTCATTTACTTCAGTGAGAAGGTGACAGTGATGTCTACTCCTCTAATGAAGGCTTGTGGGTTTCCACAGAATCCTAATGGAAGCTTTAGCGTTAAGCTTTCCAAAGGGACAATGATTGGAAAGAAGTTCCTTGCTCACTGGGTTCGTGGAACGTACAACAACAAGCCAGTCAACCAAGTGGATGACTACGCTCCGATTCCTAGCGAATAAGTGAGTAAGAAGGTTCTTACCAGTTCTCCTTAAAAGAACTGGATCTTTTAATGAGGGAACAATAGGTTGTCTAATAGTTTAACGACCGTGGCTATTAGTCGAGCTGGGAACTCAAAACAAATTGTTCCCTCTTTTAAGGAGAATGAAAATGGAGAAGGCACAAGTAGAAGAAGCGTTCACTTACCATGCACCAACGGATGAACAAGTAATGAACCTAGCAGCAGTTAGACTTAGTGCTAAGAAGTTAGCTCTTTGTATCCTTAGTAACTGCCCGGCTTCAGCCGATAGGACAGTAGCATTACGTAAGCTACGAGAAGTAGTAATGATTGCTAATGCTTCGATTGTGTTAGAAGGATTAATTTAGTTAGGGGACTGTGGCGGAATAGGTATACGCATTGGACTTAAAATCCAACGGTGCAAACCATATGGGTTCGACTCCCATCGGTCCCACTTTAGAGGAGATAAGGCAATGGCACTATTCGATTTGATCCTGTTGATTCTAGCGTTCATTTGTTTTCTACTTTCAGCAGCAAGAGTGAACAGTAAAATCAATCTCCAATCATTGGGCTTGGCACTTTGGGTACTGTCTCTTATCATTAGATTAAGGACGTAGTTATGGACCCATCAACTTACGCCCGGCTGGAGGAATTAATAAGGACGATGAGAGAACCCAAGGATTGGGTTGGTGAGCTCAATATCCTTATGGAGTTGATGGAGAAATTAAACAGTTCGGGTAAGTCTACAACCGTAAGAGCAATGGCTAAGATTACCAACAAGAGTAAGAGTTGGATTGGTATGAGTACCATACTAGCTCAAGGTATGAAGACTTACCCGGAAATATCCAGCTGTGCTAATCGAAATGAAGCATATCTTTACTTACAGAGAAAGAGAAAGATGAGGAGATTCTTAGAGTCATGAAAATTTCAGTAATCACTAGCCGGTTTGACATTACCAGGAAACAGTTGGAAGCTTTCAGGCAACTGCTTCCAATGTTTAGTAAAGATACCCACTCATTCATTGTAGGTGGAGATGATGCAGACTATGACCTCTTCCTTACTCTAATGGGACAGGGGTTTGAAACAGAAGTCTATCCCCATGCAGGTAACAATGGAGAGGTAGAGAAGTTCAATGGAGCTAAGAAGATTCATCCTTCTCTTCCATTGAGAGAACGTAACAAGAGGATGATTGATGAGTCCGGAATTACAATTGGAATCCCAATGATTATGAATGAGTATGAGGATTCTCCGGCATGGAAGACTATTAGGTATGCCATTCAGAATGAGAAGGAAGTCTTTGTTATTAGTCCCAATGGATACTGTTGGGGTCTGGAGGATTGATGACTCAAAAAGAAAAGATTAAAGCAGTAGCCCAAGTTCTTAAGTCACGGTTTCCTAACCTAACAGTAGAGGAGACAATTGACTTAGCATTTACAATCATTGAAGTCATAGAAGGTAAAGCCTAATGCCAATCGTACCAGGAGTAATTGAAACATTTGATAACTTAAAGAACTTACATAAGAAGAAGAACGATGACTATACTGGAGAGAAAGGACCATTCTTTAACTTTGAATTCTGTGAATACTTTGCTGGCCTCTTCTCTAACACAAGAGATAAGGTATACGCTGTGTTTGTTGGCGTTAAGTTAGCCCGGCTATCAGTGGTTCTCACTCGGCCACCAAGTAATGAGTCTGTTACTGATTCGTTTGATGATGCAATTGTCTACCTTGCCTTATGGAAGGCAGACTATGTATCAAGAAACGCCAATAAGACTAGGCATGACAGAGTAGAAGCGGTTACTATTAGAGGAAAAGATATAGATGCCTAACATGGTAAGCGGGCAAGGGAATCCATATGCAAAGCTATTAATATTAGGTGACTTTCCAAATCAATCAGATGACCGTTTACAGAAACCATTTAATGGCGCCGGCGGAGAGTTACTAGATAGAATCTTTACTGACCTAGGCTATCCTAGCTGGAGAACTGAATTCTGGTTGACATATGTATATCGTTACAAACCTCCCTTTAACGATGCTAAACAGGTCAAGACGGTATGCGATGAAGAGGAAGAAAAGGAACGTCTCTACAAGGAGATACTGTCTATTAATCCTAACTGTATACTTGCTGTTGGGCCTGTCGCACTTGAGACGGTTACTGGAGTTAGTAAGTATCTCAACTATAGGGGTTCCATTCTTCCGTCGCAAGTAGGAGATTGTAAGGTAGTAGGTACGATTCATCCGGGCCATCTAGTAAGGTCATCGGATGAATCAGAAGACCATGATGCAAGTAAAGGAATGTTCTCTTACGTATGGAAATGGGTGGTAGCACTTGACATCAAAAGGGCAATCGATGAATCGAAAACAGTGGGCTTCTCATTACCTCAAAGGTCACTCACTATTGCAAGAAATAGCGTTGATGTATCACGATTTATTGAGCGCTCCAGTAAGCAATCGGATAGAGTATTTGCAGACATTGAAACAATTGAGTCAACAGTACCAGGATGTATTAGCATTGCTTTTAATCGATGGGAAGCCATCTCCATCCCCCTCTTCCAAAGAGTAGGGAAGTATGAACTATGTTCAATACCAACCAGCGACCTAGCATACATCTGGCAAAGACTCGATAAGTTATTCAGAGAGAAAGAAGTGGCCGGTCAGAACTTTAAGTTTGACCAGCAGAAGATGGAGATGCTTGGCTTTAAATTCAAAGGATTAAAGAGTGACACATCCCTTAAAGCACATACCATTAATCCAGAAATACCTTACGTTGGTTTGGCATTCCTCGGAAGCATCTGGACAAGGGAGCCATATTATAAGGATGAGGGCAAGGAGTTTGTTTTCGGAAAACATAGTATTGATAGATGGTTTCTATATAATGCTAAAGATTCCGCGGTGGATTGTGAGGTTGACGAAGCCCAAGAGATTGAACTGGATATACTGTCTGACCTTTACAAAACAGATCTCAAAGGGTTCTATTACAACTACATCACCAAGCTTCACGACCTCTACTTCGGAATGGAGAAAGTTGGATTCAAAGTAGATGAAGGAGTTAAAGGATACCTAATTGCTAAGTATCAGGCTTGGGCAGAGATGCTTAAGATATACTTAGACACAGCAGCCGGCCGGGAGATTAACTACAATAGCCCTAAGCAAGTTAAGGAATTACTATATGAACAGATGAAACTCCGACCGGTTGATAAGGACTTTGGTACTAATGAAGATGTTATTTCAAAGATGTTAAAGGATAGGGTGAAAGATGAATCCTACCGTGCAGTATTACAGAACATTCTCGAAATACGAAGAGTCAATAAGACTCTTTCAACGTATCTATACGCACTCCCAGATCTTGATGGAAGAATGCGGACTCAAATTAGAATCGTTGGGACTGAAACGGGAAGAAGTTCAGACAGTACATTGGACCCTCCCGCTAGACCTTACAAAGTTGGATTCGCTTTTAAGACACTTACTAAGCAAGGAGATGAACGAGACGCTGGACAAGACATTAGACGGATGCTTATTGCTGACCCAGGATTTATTATTGTTAACATCGACCTTAGTCAGGCTGAAGCAAGAATTGTTGCATTACTCAGCAGAGATGAAAGACTCCTAAATGCGTTCGATACCATTGACATTCATCGCCGTACTGCTTCTCTTGTGTTGTTTGGTGGGGAATTCAATCTTTCTAATTCATTTGATGAACGAGCAGACAGACTGCCCAAAGACGGGCCAGAACGATTCATTGGGAAGAAGGTGAGACATGCAGGTAATTATAATATGCAAGATAGAGAATTTCTTAAAAACATTATATCCGATTGCCGACGATTCAGAATTAACTTTACAGTTAGTCCATTCTCAGCCAAGCAAATCCTTGAAAGATTCCACGCAGCAACCCCAAATCTTGTGGAGATCTTCCATAAGGAAGTTAAGGATGCAATTGATACCTCAAGAGCCCTCATCAATCCTTTTGGTAGACTTAGAAGATTCTTCGACCGGCCAGGAAATCAACTCTATAAGGAAGCATTTGCTTTCATTCCCCAGTCTACCGTTAAAGACAGACTAACGCAATCTGCCTTGTGCATTAAGAGTAAGAACTATCCAATCAAGCTAGTGAATGAGGCACATGACAGTCTCACTTACTTCATGCCGGCCGGAGAATATAAAGACATATGCAAGGAACTCAAACCAATAATGGAAATGCCAATTGATTTCTCTTCTTGTTCCTTGCAACGTGGGAGTTTAACAATACCCTGTGACTTTGAATACGGAGATAACTATAAAGATCTAACCAAGCTTAAGTTTTAGGGACACCTTCAATGTCATGGCTAAACCTATTATTAGAGGAAACAGATTTTGTTGAGACACCTAAACAATGGATCTATTGGAGTGGATTGGCAACCATATCTGCCATTGTCTCCCCCAATATAGTAATAAATAAAGGAGCATACAAACTCAAACCTAATCTATACATACTCCTAATGGGACGGAGTGGATTAGGAAAAGGATTCGGTCCAGCGGTAGCTAGTAAACTGGTTAAGATAGTTGATAACACTAGAGTGATTAGTGGAAGAGGATCAATTGAAGGAATCATCAAAGAACTGGCTATCGTTAAAGCTAAAGAGAATGGAAGTATCCCATTCAAAGATGCCAGAGGATTCCTTTGTTCAGGAGAATTTGCCTCTAGTCTCTATGAAGCAAAACACGCACTCACCATTCTTACAGATTTATACGACGCACATTACAATCCAGAGTGGGTCAACACGCTTAAGAATTCTCCGGTTGAAAAGTTAAGGTTCCCTTGTCTAACATTACTAAGTGGAGCTAATCAGGAAATGTTTGACATGACAGTAGATAAGTCTCATCTTGGTGGTGGATTTATTGGACGAACTCTACTGATTAGTGCAGACAAAAGAGACCATCCCAATAGTATGATTAGAGGTGTTCCTGAAGTAGACTATGTTAAGTTATCCTGTTACTTAACAGAGCTTTCTAAGTTAAATGGCACAATGGTATGGTCTGATTCAGCAGCAGATGTATACGATGAGTGGTTCTACAAATACAGAGAGTCTCAATATGAAGACAAAACTGGAACTCATGACCGGATGAATGACCATGTAATTAAGATTGCCACTTGCATCTCTCTAGCCAGAAAGAAAGATATGGTTCTAGAGTATGATGATATTGTAGATGCAATTGCTGCCTGTTCATCTCTAAGTAATACGGCTAAGAGAGTGGCCGGGATGCAAGGACAGAGTGAAGTATCCAAACATATCAAGGCATTCTTAATAGTAATGTTTGCAGCACCCGGCTATGAATTGACTAGGCAACAAGCTTTACAGAAAGGCTTTGGAGATTATGATTCGTTTGAGTTGGACCGGGTAATAGAAACACTAGCTCAAACTGGGTTTGTAGTGCAGAAGAAGGGTGGAAAGAATATCAAGTACCAGCTAACTAAGACTTGTACCAATCTTTGGATGAAACAGATGGAGTGAGTGATGCCAATTCCACTACCGTTTAGTAACGTATTTATAATGACACCAGAAGAAGTAGAGGCTATGATGGAAGAATTGCAACATACTAACATAGCCAAGAGTAATGAAGTCTTTATTAGGGTATTAGTTAGGGCTATGAATTTCTTGAAGAATCAGGAGCAAACAGATGCTCGGCCGAGTTAAGACAATTAAGCCTTCTCTTTATGGTTTTATTCTTGATGAAGAAGGTCAAGAATACTTCTTCCATGCCCAGCATTATAAGGGAGATTGGGATGAATTAAAAGCTATGAGTCCACCTGTTACTATTAAAGGACCAGTAGTTCAATTCATCCCATCCCACGGGCCAAAGGGATTAAGAGCAGAGAAGGTAGAGTTTATCAATTCCTTTTAGAATCTAGGGAATTGCACAGCTTTATTACCTGGTACTGGCATCTCTAATGAGAACTTACCAGGCTTCTTCTTTTTGCTATACTTGATTGGCATCTCAGCAAGTTTAGCAATCATTTCCTCTGTTCCTATTCTTCCAAATGCTCTTTCTACAGGAGCAGAGAGTTGAGGTGGACCATAGCTTAAACCTTGTAAGGCAGTATTAAGTATCCTCTTTCCTTTGGATGTCTCATTACCATAGGTATCCTTAGTACCAAAGAAGTTTACATTCCCTTGATAGTCCTCTCCATCCCTCATGCCTAATGCCATAGTAATAAGTGGCGATAGTCTTGCCTCAGTAGCACCGGCTAAAGCTTCTCCCCCACCCATATTCTTCATCGTAGCTGAAATTATTTGAGCTGGAATCCTAGCAAAATCTCCGGCTGTACCAAATAACTTAAGGCTACGCTTTTGACCTTCCTCTGTTTCTCCAATATGAAGATTAAATATATCTTGTGGCTCATTCTCTACCATGAACTTACCTGTTAGAGTTTTCTGTAACAGATTAGCACCAGCGTAAACGGCAGCCATCCTTGCACCAGCAGCAGCATACTTCCGCGCTACTGGATTCTTTGGATTCTTTAATAATTGCACATATGACTTGGGAATCTTACCACCTAAATCAAGTGTAGACCTCAGCCAGTTTGGAGCAAGAGTTACTGCTTCAAAGAAAGTATTGAAATTCCTGTTATGGTACAGTGAATCTAAATTCTTTCCTGAGTAGAATGAGTTAGTAATATCTGTTGCTCCCCTGCCAGCTTCAGCCTCAGACAATCCCTTCTTAATTAGCTTGGCATAGTTAGCCTTCCAGGCATCCCACTTCAAAGCCGGAATCATCTTCTCAAATAAATTCTCTTCAAACAGTTTATGCTGTCCCTCACTCAACCAGTTGAATGCCTTCTTAGTCCGGCCAATATCTGGATCTTCAAACAGCTTACCTTTTTGTGTATACTCAACCCTAGTGCTAAAGTCATGATCCTGGGTAGCCTTAATCATTGCAGCATTTTCTTTCTCTAATACTTTTGCTGCCCTGCTTGGCATTAGACCATACTCAATAGCTTTAAGCATTCTCTTTGGATGCTCTAATCCAGCACGAATAATCATTCCAATACCGTGGTGGGTGGCTAATGGAACTCTAGGAATACCGGCTGAAAGCATAGTGCTAGTAACTTTTCCACTAGCCTTCCTAATAGCATAACCAAACCCACTCTGAGACTCAGCACCTTTTAAATAGTTCTCAATAATATGCTTAACCTTTGGCTCGGCAAAGTGGTGTTTAAAGGTACCGAGATTGGGATCCATCTCTTTCATACCAGCAAGCTGCTTCTTATTCAAATAGCCAGCTGCTTTTAGTTCTTTTAATGCAGCATGATCAGCAATAAGTTTATTAGCTCTCTGACCATACCATTCCATTAACTCTAACGGAGACTTGGCTGGTTTAAGCTTCTTACCAATACCAGTTTTGTAGTCTTCAATGAAAGACCGGAACTGGAAGGATGCCTTCTCAGTCATTGTCTTGTCACCAAAGGCATTCCTTATGTCTTTAGTCTTGCCTTCCCACATCTGAGGTAAGTAATTATCCTTCTCACCCATCTCAATTCCACGGGCAGTAAGGTCATCATGTAAATCATCAAAGAACTTCCTAACTTCAGGATACTCTCCTCTACCTAATGCCTCTTGGAACCTAACAAGGTCTTCAGGACTCTTTGTTAATTCAGCGAGATGCTTGAATTTATCTCTAATTCCCTTACCAATCAATTGACTTGCTGCACGTCTCTTAATCATCTTATCAGTAATGGCCTTAAGTTCAGGATTAGCAGCCATGAACTTGCTATTCTTCATCTTATTGATAAGAGTTGGACGAACATCTGTTACCTCAGCCGGAGGAATTTCTGCTGCTTTCTTAGCAGTCTTCTTCTCAGCTACAAGAGCCTTCTTAGCTTCTAATACTTTGGTTCTTTCTCTTAATCTATCCTGCCGTTTCACTACACTAGCAGTAATCTTAGCCCTTTGTCGTTCTGCAATTACTGCCTGTTTACCACGTTCAATAGCTTCACTGGCAAGCCTTTCCTCAGCTAATTCTTTAGCTCTTAAGCTATCCCTTTCAACAATTTCCCTCATAGAAAGACCTTTGAGATCTTCTTTCTTCAGGTATTGGAATTTTTCTCTGGAAACGGGTGGCTTCTCTTCTGGTAGTCTACTAGTTCCCTTCTTACCAAAACGGCTCTCTTCACCTAAATCAATACTACTGATAGTTCGACCAATTCCTCTTGGAGTAGAAGAACCAATCCTTGCTCTGTCCCTTTCAAATTCTGCTAAGCCTTCTGGGGGCATATTAACAATATTCTTAGCACCTTCACCAATCTTTACATCCTTAGCAGGAGCATCCCATTTTTGACCAGCAGCAGCCCTAACGGCAGGACTAACAAACCGGCCGGTCTCAGCTAAGAACTGCTCATATGCCTTTTGATTCTCCGGCAGTTCTTTCAATACTCTCCACTGGTCAAACTCTGCTTTGAGAATTGGACCAGCCTCTTGGAGAGCAGCAAAGTCAGAGTGAATAGTGGTGCCGCCCTTTCTGTGTGCTCTCCTTCTGAATATTTCATTCTTAATAGCTTCAGCTTTACCAAAAGTATCTGCTGTTCTGGCAAGATCCCTTAGTTGCGTAGTAGACATTCGTTGCATTTCAGCAATATCAAATGGGGATGGAGCTTCAGACTTTGGTTCTGGTTTCCTATAGTTTACATCACTCTCTGCTGGAAGAACAGAGAGATCTACTTCTGGTAATTCTTTTTTCTCTTCCGGTAACTTACCTTGCCTTTCCTTCTCACGTTCAATTACATCTTTTAAGCTTAGTTTCCTTGGCTCATCAGGAACAAATCTGTCTTGACCAGAAAGAACAGACTGGTCCACGTCAGGAACAACTTTTCCTTCAACCTTCTTAGCTTGGGAAATATCAACACCTTTAGGTAGTGCTACTGGTCCAGCTTCTTCTGGTCCTACAACTCTAACAGTATTATTTGCATTTGATTTAGAGTTTCTTAAATCTGAAGCGTAAAGTTCTGCATTTCCACGAGTATTAAACTCTGTCGGCATAGGATAAACTTTACCATTCTGAATAATATCTACATAGTATTTGTCTGGTTTAACATCCCTAACAAATTCTTTTCTAGCAGGATACTCAGGAGATTCTTGAGGAATAAAATTACCTTCCTTATCAAATCTCTCTGGACGCATTACTGTATT